CGACAAACTTATATCCTTTAATTAGCTCTTCGTTGTTTTCCATAGTAGCAGCTTGAGCCGAAGTAGCAGACCTAGTGATACTAGTTCTTACTACAGCATCTGCTTGGCTTTTAGTTAACTTAGTAGTTCTTACAATCTTACTAGTAATTTCTTTGTTAGTAAGACCTTTAGCAATACCGTTGTTGATAGTATTGTTTATGCGTTTCATCTCTCCGTTACCGATCTTAGAGAACTGTTTACTCAGCGCTCCACCATCGCCAATGTTAGGGCCTACAATAGACTCTAGGCTCTTATTGGTTCTTGGTTTACGAACTTTAAACACTTCACCTGCCGATTTGTCTAGGTTGTTAGTGTGAAACTCAAGTTGGGCGGCATCAAAGTCTTTAATGTGCCCTGAGACATTAGAGTTAATCTCTTTGGTAAATCTCTTTACCTCTTGACCGACAGCGTCCATAGCTACCCTTTTCTGGGCTGGGTTAGAGAAGTTAGTTTTCCTAACTGCCTTTCCCAATCGATCAGAATGTCTCTTTACTATTCTATTAGTTTCGACACCTACCTCGTTCTCAAAGAGACGAGACATGGCGGCATTGTCTACCGCCCTATCAAATATGTCATCGTTAATAGACATAGTTATTCTCCTGAACTAGCCTCATCAGATACGCTGGGCTTAGGTGCTGGAGCCACATAGTCCTTGAGCTTGCTGAAAGGTACATTAGACTCTCTATTGCCCTTCTCGTCTTGCACAACGCAAACGTCTGTTTTACCAGAACGACCTACAATAACTACTTTCTTTCCTTTATAACTATAAGATTTCATTTCTTTTCCTCTTGTTTTGGCTCAGGCTTGTTATCCGTTGGTTGAGGTTGATTCTGTGAAGCGTTAGCTACTGCTTCCATATCTAATTCCTCTACTTCTACTGGAGGACCCATAATGAGCTCATCCTCCATAATCTCAGTCTTAGCAACTTCATCATCATACTCCGGAGAGATAATGTCATTTGCTTTCATAATAGATAACCACTCTGAACGTGGAAGCTTACCTGTGTCATACCACTCAGTGATAAGGCGTAACCAGTCTGCGCCTAATGGAGCAGGGTTAAAGTCAGCTGATAATTCAAAGTCAATCTCTGACACTCGATACTCTGTGTTGTATCTCCAGTTAATCATAGCAGTAACAATACGTGCCATAACGTTAGATACTTTAGCGTTAAGAGTTCCTAACTGTGCTGTTTGACCAGCGTTACGAATCTCCAGTGCTACACCAGATTGGTCTCGAACATCAGGTGTCATCATCCTAATACCCATCCGACCCATCTCAAGAACAGCAGAGTCAATCGCTCTGTCCATATCTTTAAGAGCATCAGTAGGGGTATCCAGAACGTCAATCTTCTCACCATCGCGCACTCTCAGCCAAGAGCCAAGGCCTGCGGATACAAGGTCCTCAAAGTCCTCATCTGCCATATCAGAGGCTACTACAGGGGTATAAGTAGCAGCACCGTACATCAAATGGTTTCTTCGGCTTAACTTGTTATAGAGAGCAACCTCACGGTTAATAAGAGGCATCAACAGAGGCTCTGCTGGGTCTACGTTACCGTTTAAAGGGTATACAGGTATCTCTGTTAAAGGTTTGCCGTTGCTTAGAGGTACTTCTGTAGCTCTGAGCTCCCATCTGCCCTTAGCAGTTTCCACTGAGTAGTTCTCTCGGTAGTTACCTGCAATTACCTGAGTATCACTGGTAGTCTCATCAGAGACATACTCGTATGCCCTTATCTGATACTCGCCATTAGCATTAAGCTCATGTACCATTACAGCATCAACAAGCTTATCATGGAACTCATTCTCTGGGTCTGCTACTTCCATAGGTTGTCGAACGATAACGCGTATGAGGCCCTTCCTTCGAGTAACAGGGTGTGTAGCTTCTTTCCAGTTAATAATAGACTCACCTTTGTAGAGGATAGGAAAGGGCTTTAACTCTTTCTGTTGCTCTGGGGTAAGCTCCATGCCTTCAGGGACGTAAGGGAAAGATACTGCTACCCATGCCCTGCTGGTTATGATTTCTTCTTTAAGTGCTTCATCCAGAAAACCGATAAGTCCTCGACCGTCTCCGGTGAATCCTTGGGTAATCCAGTTCTTAGCGTCTTCTCGAATCTCTTCTGGTAATTCTACTTTAGGGGGTTTTCTTAGAAGACCACCTACAAGTGTCCTACAATACTGTGAACAAAGACCCGGAAGCTCAGCTTCTGCCTTATAAAAACAATATTGGTCCCAAGTCATTTTAGGAGAGAACGGGAGTAATAGATTACCGAAGGAGACTGTATCCAGCACATCATCATATGCCTTAACTGAGTCTTGCCCACCAATCACAGCCCTCGCTCGCTCATAGAACAATTTAAGTGATTCGTACTGTGGACTAGGGTCTCCTACAGATTTAACAGAGTTATTACCAACGTAGGTCACTCCATTTTGATTGTTTCCACCTTTTACGAACATATTATTGTTCTCCTAATTAGTCAGCCCGATACTCTTTAATCTTGTTTGCTGGAACGAAGAATTGTAGACCTGTATCTAAGCGCTGAAGGTAAACTCCACCATTAGGGTTTGGACCCCAAAACTTAGACAGCTTAATACCCTCAACTAACTTCCAGTTACGGGGGTCTTTAAGTGCTTCTTCCTTCTTACGGGCTTCTTCTCTTTTGTTAAATTTAACTCTGTTCTCTACATCAACCACTTGATTAGGGAAAGTCTTACGATGGTCAAGCTCTAAGCCTACCTCTGCTGCAATCTTGTCAAGGGTGTCTTGGTCTTCATTTTCAATAACTTCTCTGGGAATCATTTGTTAGTCCTCTTATATTAATACGCTTGTGTTTCGGATTGATCGGAGTGCTCCAGACTGGATAGGGTACAGGTACTCAGTAGCATACCGTATACCATCAGAGTGGTGCTCATCTCCATTTCTTTTATCGATAGTAGCACTATCGGGATTCCTTTCAGTCCATATGGTTCTTTCCATAGATCTGATAGTGTTTATTAACTCAGGTCTGAAGTACATATCTACATCGCCACGAGCATTCTTGAGCTTTCGGTTAACAGCATTAGCACTATCAATGATAGGCGGGTGCTTACGTCTAGCTCTGGTCTTGATGCCGTAGCCTTCAAGAATAGTAAAGTCAGTCCTGCCAACAGCGGCAGATGTCTTTCTTGCTCTACCTGAAGGGTCAGGGTAAGCTATGACTTCATGGTCTGGGTATCGTCGCTTAAGGGCGTTACACAATGCGTCAGTGTCTGGGTGTCCCATAAACTCATCCACAAAGTGCATTTGGTTCCCTCTTAAAACGAATATTGAACAGGCCATTACGCCGATGTTAAAGTCAATACAAGCATGAACCGTTTCTCCCGGTTGTAGCTTATCGATGTCAGATGTGACATGTGTCTTTCTGTCAAAGCAATAGAATACTGTTGTACCAGACTCATCAAAGGATGCTTCGTACTCACGGGCAAACTTAACAGGGTCTAGGGTAATCTTTGCTTTCTCAATTACACTGTCCATTAGAAATGGAGAGTCTTTGTAGCTGAAGTGATAAGACTTCCAATCATCATCCATTGATTCAAAGTTATACATATCGTAGAAGTAGTCGTGGCCTTTAGGGGTAGATATAGTTAAAGACCTACCGTCTACGGGCCATCGTGTAAGAATACAAGGTTGTATAACTGATTCCCACGCCTCCTGCGGGGTAGTGCCTGCGCCTTCCCAAGAGCTAATCTCATCTGATACGACAAAGTATTGTCCTGTACCACGCATCCGCTCAGATGCTTCATAAGACCAGACTCTTAGGTGAACCTCGGGGCCAAACCAGAATGTTCCGTTAGCTCTTGAACTTTTAGTAGACAGAGCTTCAAGTCCAAACTGGTAGGCCAGTAAAGGATAGTAAATATCCACTGCTTGCGAGAATGTTGGGGCTATAAGAGCCACGTTGCGGTTAGGTGTGCCTTTGGGTAGAGCCAGCAATTGACTTACCGCATTAACAGCACACGCCGCCGCAAAATATGATTTCCCGAAACCCCGTGATGCGCATACTACCGCATGACGACATTTATTATCAACAAACAGATCTCTGAACACCTGAGATTGACCCGGGTGTAATTCTATGTTGCTTGCCATTGTTTAGTCCTTATTTACAGTTAGCCACAAGGCGATAATCTAAGTTTAGCTCGGTACACTTATTCTTGTCCCATCTAGACTTGTCTTTATCCCATTGTGTTCTTGTTGCATCGTCTGGATCCCATTTAACTGCGGACTCAGCTGTTTCACTATCCCATAGGGCAGTGCCGTAAAAGTTATCAAACCAATCAGTGCCCATTCGCTCATCCCAGAAGGTCTCTTTATCCTTGTCACAGTTAAGGACATGGAAATCACCTCTATGATTAGCAAGTAGTATTACATTGTTTGGTTTTCTATCTGTATATCCACCAACATCCATACCGTTAAGCAGGAACACGCCAGTGCCAGACGAACCAGAAGGTGTAACTTGACACCCAGAGTTTACTTCTCTATCCCATTCAGTATAGCCACGCTTCCACACAGTTTCTCCATCATCCCAGTTAGTATAGCTAATACAGGGAACTAGGTTCTCGTAGTAGTTATCTCCGCTGTACCATCTGGTATCGATTATCTGATTCATATCGAATTCTTTCCAGATAGTGTTATCGTCATCCCATACTACTTCCTGATCGGAATCTCTGTATACTACTCCTCCAATCTCACCACCGCTTCCAACTTCAAAGCGTCCAGCGTTATCTATAGAGTAATCATAGTAGCTTACCGAAGTCATCTCTACTCTGAAGTGACCTGTCTCAGCAACCCAGTTCTGGTTAGAACCAGCGCCACTAACACGTAACTCTCCAGCATCAAATGCGATAGCATCAGGGTAGTCAGAGTTGTTAGTGTAACCGTCAACATCTTTTCCGGTAAGGATAAAGGTTGCGGGTTGTACTGTATCAGGCCTGATAGCGCAAGGCTTATCACCAAGGTATCGCTTATCCCATAGAGACCTGAAGGTATCCCAGTTAGTACTAGCGCTGTCCCACTTAGTATAGTCAAACTCACCACAGCGGAAGAACACATCAGAACCTGTTAAGGTATACTCAAGTGTCTTACCGTAGTCGTGGTCACCATACCTGTGGATAGCCTGCAGCTCAACTCGGAAGTGAGCGTTAGGTCCAGCGTTAAAGGTGTAATGTTTACTGTTAAATACTGCTCTCTGACCGGAGAGAATGAACTCACCTGTAGCAGCTTTAAAGGATTTAGCGTTACAGTCATACTTGACTATAAACTCGCCAGCTTCAGCAGATAGTGTTTGATTCCTATCTTGCTCAGTTGGTAATCCGTTAACTACAAACTTAGCAGAAGAAGCTACACTCCAGTTTATATCCCTGTTGACTCTAAGCTCAGCGTAGTGACCTGCAAGGTCAAAGACGCCAGTTGCAAAGTATTC